AAACCCATGGTATGAATTTTTTAATCATCCTTCTATAAAACGTAAAATTGATAATTATGCTTGGATTAGATGTGATCTACATATCAAGGTGGTAGTTAATGCTTCACCTTTTTATTATGGCGCCTTTCTAATGTCATATCAACCACTTAAAGGTGAACTAAATTCTGCTCCTGTAGATACCACTGCTGGTGATAAGAATGTTCAATATTCTCAATTACCTCATGTCTATATTTATCCGCAAAATAGTCAAGGGGGCGAGTTAATTTGTCCTTTCTTGGCTACCACGGAGTGGTTAGATTTGGGAAGCAGTTCAAAATTAAATAATTTTGGAACTATAAATTTGACCTCCATTGTACCTTTAACCTACGCCAATGCTGGTGTGGCTTCTGATATAGATATTACATTTTACGCTTGGGCTGAGAATGTACAACTAGCTGGTCTGACGGTCGATTTGGCTGTACAATCCAAAGATAATGAGTATAAGAAGGATGGTGTTATATCCAAACCTGCCAGTGCTTTAGCTCGAGCTTCAGGCATGCTTTCAAATTTACCATATATCGGACCATTTGCAACTGCAACTTCTATAGGATCTGATGCTGTTGCTAGCATAGCCAATCTTTTCGGATACACAAAAGTGCCTTGCGTAACAGATACCTTGCCAACAAAGAACTTACCTTTTAGAGCAATGGCTGTCAGTGACATTTCAGACCCCACAGAAAAATTATCTTTAGATAGCAAAAATGAGATAACTGTTAATAATCAATGTATTGGTGATCCAACAGTTGATAATTTAATAATCTCAGATTTTGTTCAAAGAGGGAGCTATCTTACATCATTTACATGGACAGCGGCTTCTTCCATAGATACTTTATTGTGGAATTCATATATAAATCCTTATATGTCTGTAGTCACATCTCAAGCACAGCAAGATGTTATCAATCCAACCCCTATGTGGGTCGTTGCTAACATGTTTGAATACTGGCGTGGAGATATGATTTTTGACTTTAAGGTTATCTGTTCCCAATATCATCGAGGTCGACTACGATTCTCGTGGGATCCTAAAGGTGATATTGCCAATACAGCAGATGCAACGTCTGAAGTATATAACCACGTTGTAGATATTTGTGATAGTACAAATATTTCTATTCGAGTACCATATAGTCAACGAGTTGCCTATTGTAAAGTACCTAGTCTACCAACGGCTAATATGTTTCATACTTCTCCTTTGGCTGCTGATCATAGCGATACTGTTAATGGTATTCTAACAGTGCGAGTTCTGACAGAACAAACTTCTCCAGTTAATTCTGCTGATATTAAAGTTTTAGTTAGTGTTCGAGGCGCCGAAAATATGGAATTTGCGGCACCAAAGGCTATTGACCAGCAAATTGGTTATTTCACTGTTCAATCAAAGGATTTGAACGACACCGAAGAAGTTACTTTTGGTGACAAATCTACAGTGGATCCCAATATTAACTTGGTCTATATGGGTGAAAAAATTACCTCTATGAGGGAACTCTTACAGCGAGCTAATTTTCATAGATTAGATGTTGCTTTAGAGGGAAATACTAGTCCTGAAATTGTAAGTCAATTTATCAATCGTAGACCTATATATCCGGGATATGATCCAAACGGACTAGATGAAGCTACTGGATTAGTTTCAGGTATATCTGAAGCATACAACTATGTTCGGGGAACACCATATCACTTAATCACAAGTTGTTTTTTAGGTGAAAGGGGTTCCATGACATGGCATGTTAATATGGACTCTTATCAAGGCCAAACTATGCGTATATCTCGTTCTAATGAAATCAAAACTGCTGCTAAATACAAACCAACTGTACAAGGCATTATAGATGGTTTCAGTAAAGTCACAGCTCGAAATGGAATTATGCATATCAAAAGTGAACCAGGATCTCTCCTGGTTAACACAAAAACTAATACTGGGTGCTCAGTTTGCGCACCCATGTATAGTCAATACACATTCTTGGATACTCGTCCAAGTGATAGAAATTTAGGTTTATCTAATTATACTGTTACAGATACTTTAGATATTACTTTCACATCACTCGAATATAAAGAACGTGGTAATGATTATTACGGCATCGAAAGATGGTTCAATTGTGGACCTGATCATTCGTTGGTGTATTTCATGAACGTACCTACTCTGTATAGGTATAGTTCAGTCCCTCCAGTGGGACCTTAAAACTAGGTGGTCGGTGCCTAGTCTGTATACTTTTATACAGTTTTGCTCGTAGGAGCACATAAATCGTTTGTTCTTAACTTTGTTAAGACTCTACTAGGGTAGATTTTCAACCCATTTGTGTGCTCATCTCTATGAGTGCACGGTGGCGGAATTTTTATCTACACCGGTAGCCGACGATTTATTGTGTGAATTCGAGAG